TAAAGACTTGGTTAAACTTTCCAATGACCCTGTAGCATTCCGTGCTACAGAAGATGCTGCATTTGTTGAGGCTATGGGTCAAGAAATCGCACGTACACTTTTCTATGGTGATGAAAGTACACCTGAAAAGTTTGTTGGTTTATCCGCACGTTTTAATACATTAGACCCTAAGAAAGCTGATAGCGCTAAGAACATTATCGATGCTGGCGGTACTGCTAACCTTGCATCTATGTGGCTTGTGGGTTGGGGTCCTCTTACTGTACATGGTATTTATCCACGTGGTACAGAGGCTGGCTTGCAACAAGAAGATAAAGGTAAAACTACAATCACTAAACCTGACGGCTCTTTGTTTGAGGCATATCGTACTCACTTTGAACAAAACATCGGTTTGTGCGTTCGTGATTGGCGATATGTAGTACGTATCGCTAATATCGATATGAAATCTATCAAAGAAGATATTTCCGCAGGCCCTAATTTGATTAACTTGATGATCCGTGCAGAAGAAAAAATGCATAGCTTAACTGGATGTAGACCAGTATGGTATATGAACCAAGAATTGCGTACATTCTTACGCTTGCAAAAGAACAAAGTGCATGGTTCTACTATCACAGAAGATATGGAAATGGGTAAAATGGTTACTCGTGCGAATAGTATTCCTGTTCGTAAAATTGATGCATTGCTTTCCACCGAAGCACGTGTTACTGCATAGTAGAGAGGAGAAAATACATGATTATCGATACTTTAAATACATTCCATTGGAAACGTGAATTATCTGGCAATGTCAGCTCCGATGTTATGGTTACTAGCGGTGATGCTGACCCTAACTTGTGGTTAGTTGTTCGTGTAGACAAAGCATTAACTGGTACTGCATTAATCAACGTATATACATCTGATACAGAAAACATTGCTAATCCTGTATTGTTGCATGGTATTACATTACCAGCCAATGCACCAGCTGGGTACGAATATAAAGTGCGCTTGGCAAATGGTGTTAAACGTTATACACGTGCTAATGTCAACAATGCAACGGCTGGCACAATTTCTGTATTCTTAACTAGCGGTATCACTAGCAAATAGGGGGTAACATGGAATACATTGCAAAAGTAACTTTGTATCACAATACAAAGGGTTTAATTGAAGAAGGACAAACAGTAGAACTTACAAAAGAAGAAGTAGCCGAATACGATAAAGATTACTTCAATGATTTGTTTGAAGTTGTAGGCGCAGAAGAAACCGAAGATGGCGAAGATAAGCCAAAGACTAAATCTAAAGGCAAGAAATCGGAAGAAACTGCAGAATAACAGAATGAGGGGTGCGTATGCATCCCTCTTTTTTACTACAAAGGGGGCAATATGACACCTACTGATATTTGTAATATGGCTCTTAGTCTTATCAATGGTGGTAGGATATATAGCCTTGATGAAGAAAACGAAACGGCTAGACAATGCAGATTGCATTATGAAACTACACGCAAGATGCTATTATCCCAATACGAATGGAATTTTGCACGAAAGCGTGAAGAATGCATTCAATCAGACCATAAGCTAGCTGGATATAAGTACGTATATGCTTACCCAGAAAAGTGCTTACGTATTTTAGGGGTTATTCCTAAAGGCGAACGATTTAGAGCGGAAAGCCAAAAGGAATATGATGTATTTACTTTTGACGATAACACAAAGTACATAGTGAGTGATGTACCGCTTGCGTACATTGACTATGTGTACGATGTGAAAGACATAGATATATTTAGTCCTGTATTTATACAGGCTTTAAAATCTAAAATGGGTTCTGATTTAGCCATGCCATTAACTGGCAATAGTGGATTATTCGACCAATGTTACAAGCTGTATCAAGCAGCAACGCAAGAAGCCAAATCATTGAGCGCGAAAGAACGCAGGCAAGATATGCCTTATGTATCCAATTATGTAAAAGCAAGGAGTTGGTAATCATGAAACCGATGTACATTCCGCAACTTGCATTTACAACAGGCGAAATTTCGCCAGATGTATCTAGGCGGTTTGACTTAGATCAATTTAAAAGTGCGTTGCTATTAGCAGAAAATGCAGTCGTTCGTCCTTATGGTGCAGTGGCTAGACGGCAAGGTTCAGAATATATAGGACAGGTTAAAAACAAGGATAAGTCTACACGGCTATTTGAATTTACGGCAGAAAATAATAAATCATTCTTGCTTGAAATCGGTGAGCGATATATCCGAGTATGGCGAAATGGTATTTATACAGGTATCGAACTAGAAACACCATTTGAAAGTGATGTTGTTGATAAATTGAACTGCATCCAAAGTGGCGATGTAATGTTTATTTGTAGTGGTAAATACCCTGTTAAAACGCTATCTCGATATAGCGATACAGACTGGCGATTTGATACATATAAGTTGTCAGAGCAACCATACGGCGAAGTCAATACAGACAAAGAAAGTACTGTAATCTTGAATGGCGATACCTTAACAGCTACAAAAGATATATTCAATGCTGATATGGTTCATTCTGTCATGCAGATTGAGCATTTTGTGAAAGCAATTACAACTAACAGTACTGGTACAGTAATTGAAAGTAGTCGACGGGTATATGATGATGAACACGCCCATGAGGTGCATAACACAGACTATAACAATATCAATTATGATGTAGAACAATTCAGTAGTGATGAGGATTTATCATGGAAATTCACATCACACGGCACGTGGAATGGTACTGTTAAAATTCAAATCAGTAATGATGGTGGTACAACATGGAAAGATTACCGAGTGTACACATCTAACAACGATTACAATGTAACGGATACAGGCAAGGTTATACCTAGTGCTAGATTGAAAGTTGTATCTGATTTGAAAGGTGGTAGCGTTAATGTAGACCTATCATTCTTGCCACATTCCAACTATGGTGTAGTTGAAATTAAAGGATTTGTTGATAGTAAGCACGTTAAAGTAAATGTATTGAATAGCGTTGTAGAAAATGAAGCTACATCTAAATTCAGATTTGGACAATGGGGCAAAGGCCTTGGTTATCCTCGTGTATGTACGTTTTACCAAGATAGATTTGTCCTAGCGTCTAGCGCTCAATATCCTAACTACATATGGTTTAGTCGCACAGGTGATTATTCTAACTTCGGTGTAGAAAAGGTAGGCGGTACGATTACAGATGATAGTGCAATCACACTACCTGTAATTAATCGCAAAATGTATGACATTAGACACTTGATACCTGCTAATGATTTGTTGATTTTGACGAGCGGTAATGAATGGATAATCGATGGTAGCAAGACTATTACACCTACTAACTGCAATCTACGCACACAAACCCAACGTGGTGCATCTGAATGTGAGCCACAATATATAGGGAATAGATGTGTGTATGTGCAAGCTAGAGGGTGTGTAGTGCGTGATTTAGGATATTCCTATGAAAGTGATAACTATACAGGGGCTGACTTAACTCTATTCGTTAAGCACTTAACCAAGTATCGTAACTTTATTACGAGCGCTTATGTACAAGATCCAGATAGTATCGTTTACTATGTTACAGATGATGGCAATATCGATTGTCTAACTTACATTCCTGAGCAAAAGGTGTATGCATGGTCGCATTTCACCACTAAAGGCAAATACAAATATGTTGAGAGCGTGGCAGAGGGCGAACAAGATAGTCTATATGTTATCGTTGAGCGTGAATTCAAAAGCGGTACAGTCATGTGTATTGAACGATTTGAACCGATGTATAACGCTGACAATAACAATGTGTACATGGATTGCTATATCAGACAAACCAGTACAGAGAATATCAGTACTATCACAGTACCGCATCTGATTGGTGAAGATGTGCAGATTGTTGTAAATGGTAGGGAACGGCCAATTAAGGAAGTACCACCTACGGCGATCATTAACATTGACGGAAAGGCACATAGCGTAGCCGTTGGTATTAATTACACTACACGATTACGTATTCCAAGTATTGAAATGCAAATACAAGATGGCACATTACAAGGTAGAGTATTAACGATGAGTAGGCTATCAATGAATTTATTAAATTCGTTTGGTGGCAAAATCGGAAGAAATTTCAACCATATGGATGACATCTCTCTACCGCCACTCAAATTATATAGCGGAGATAAGGTATGTATATTGCCAAAATTCGATGGAGTGTACTCAACGGATGCATCTGTATGTATTTTGCACGAAAAACCTTATCCATTTAACCTTTTAAGCGTAACAAGAGAAATAGAAATAGGTGGTGGTTTTCCAAATGTTACAGGACTTTGATATTTGCCCTGTAAGGCACACTTCATTAATTCATGACTTATACATCAACTTGCGAGCCATAGACACCTTAGAGGTCAATATGGCGAACCAAAATTTCCCAAATTATGGAAAAAATGATTTTGTAAGGGATATATGCAGCGAGGATTACGAAAACCACATTGTAATTGAGGATGATGTACCAATAGCCGTATATGGTATTTCAAAAAAGCCAATCAACGGAATGTACTGTATTTATTTCCTAGGGAATAAGACACTAGATACTAATTTGAAATTACAAAAGGAATTTCTAAAACGAAGTAACGCAATCATAAAAGAGTGGCTATCCACTCATGAATGTTTATTCAATTTCATACATAAGAAAAATAACCGCTCGAAGCGATGGCTTACATCACTAGGAGCGGTTATTCATTCTGATATAACACATAACGGAATGGAACTATTTATATTGAGAAAGGGGGATGCGAATGTGTAATCCTATTGCATTAATGGCAGGTCAATTGGTTACTACATTATGGGGTCAACATCAACAGACAAAAGCACAAACTGCAATGTACAATGCGCAAGCACAAGCAGCGGAAGCTAATGCACGTATATCTGATAGGAAACAACAGGATATTGCCAATCAAGCACTACAAGAGCGAGATAAGATGGACAATAAAATGCGGTTGGTGGCAGGTCAGAATACGGCAGAAGCAGGCGCTACAGGGTTATCCATGAGTGGTACACCATTACAATTAATGGCTAGTAGCTACGATGAATACAACAAAGATATTAACAACTGGGAAACTAGCAAAAACAATAGCATTTATAATGAATATCTTAATGGTGTTAATTATCGCAATGAAGCTAATAGTGCAAGAGCAGCAGCTGCTAATGCTAAAACGCAAGGTAGGATGCAGATGCTGGGTACTATCTTGAGTGGTGCATCCAGTATGTATGGTTTAAAACAACAATATGCAGGTAGTAGTACAAGCCATAAAGCCTATAAAACTGTATATGGTGGTGATACAGATTATGATGCTATTACAGGCTTGAAACAAGGCGATGATTTAAGAATGCAACAAGGAGTTGGCCCGGGATCTATTGTTACTGTTCGTAAGGTTAGGAGATACAGATGAAGCTAGTTAGTTATGATAGCCAAGAACAACTCAATACTATCAATGGACAAATGCGGAATTATGCAAATGAGCTTTCATATGGTGTAGACCAAAGCGGATTGCGTAGCATTGCTAATGGAATTGCTAATATCAATGAACAGTATCAAAAGAAACTTGATGAAGATTTGAACATTGCTTATATGAATGCTGAAACAGATTATAAGAAACGTATTTCTGATGCGTTGACTAATGAGGATAACGGCTTATTACATACCTCGTTAGGTGGTGCAGCTAATATAGGCTACTCATTCAACGAGATAGAAAGCAAGGCTAGACACGAAATACTAGATAATTTACCTAATAATAATCGTATTAGAGATAGATTTTTGCGAATGGCTGATACTGATACAATCGCCAATAGCACAAGGGTTCAAGTACATGAGCGGTCAGAACGTGAAAAGTATAAGGATGTTACTTTTAATAATAACCTAGACCAATCTAAACAAATAGCCGTACTAGGTTTTAATAACCCTAATATAGTACAAACTGCATTAGATGGTATTGGTAAGAATATTGAATTAATGTATGGAGACCGTGGCGAAGAATTTGTAAAAGGTAAAAAACAAGAAGTATATGATACTATCGGTCAAAGCGTTGTAAATGAAGCAGTAACAAGAAATGATATAAAATACGGCCCTCAAGTGATTGCAGCATTACGGCAAGCTGGAGTAAGTGAGGGGGTATTAGCTAAAGCTGATGCAGCATTTCAACAGGTCAATTCTCAACAAACTATAAATGGTAAAATTTCTGGCGATGTAGATACATATGGTGAGGGTGGAAGAGAGAAAGCAGCCGATGCATATGTAAACGGATTAAGAGAACAAAATAAAGGTGGTTCTATTAATATTGCTGCATTGGATAGTGCAGTAAATGGTGCTATTGGAAAACCATATGTATTAGGCAGTGATGGTGGTGATGCTACCGATTGCGGTAAATTCACACTCGATACATTAGCAAGTGCAGGTGTTAAGTTAAATTATAGAACTGCTGACGGACAGTATTTACAAGCTGAACAAGAGGGAAAACTCACAACCGATATTTCACAAGCTAAAAAGGGCGATTTGGTATTCTGGCACGTTCCAAGTAACGAAGCTAGATGGGCAACAAGTGATGACCCTAATGCTATTAACTCAGATGATAAAGCATATAAGGGTGTAACACATGTAGGTGTATATATGGGTGATGGTAAAGTAGCACAAGCTGGCAGTAGTGGTGTATCTATTGTTGGTGCTGACATTTACCCTATTGTTGGTATAGGTAAGTTTAGCGGTAGTGGTAAACAGTTTACCGATGGCGAGTTATTGGAGCAACGTAATATGTATTTAAAAGCATATGATGTTGAAGTTGGAAATCGCAAAAAAGCACGTGCAGAAGCGTTAGAACGGCAAAAGAAAGCAATTCAGTTACAGTATTTAGATATGCAAAAAAACGGTGCATCTAATGCTGAATTAGCTAATTTTTTAGATAATGCTACTGCAGGCAACGAAGAACTAACCCTTGCATTTGGTGGTGTTAGAAATAGATATATAAATGCAGAACGTGCAGAAGCGGCTGCATCTAACAACGCAACGTACAAAACTAACATTGTACAGATGATACAGAATGGCACATCTGCTAGTGATATTTTAAAATACGCAGCAGAAAACGGAAGTCTTTCCATGCAAGAAATGAGCCAATTGAATAAAGAATTAACTGATAGAGATAACGGAACTGGTTCATATTCAGTTGACTTATCAGCGGTTCAATCAGTTATGAGCGATGCAATGGACGGATTGAAAGATAGCCAAAAAGGCATATTTAAAGATGGATTTAGAAAAGATTTTAGTGCGTGGTATCAAAAATACATGATGGAAAATGGAGAACCGCCAAGTGTTGGTGATCAAGTATGGTATGCAAATCAAATTGCAGGTCCTAAAGTAATACAAACAACGCAAGTAAACCATTTATGGGAAAGCGGTGAAAACTATCAAAGTAATGTATCGCTTGCAACGTTACATGGTGCAGGCTATGTGGATTACAAACCTGTTATAGGTGATGATGGCGGACACTACGTAAGGTTATATAGAAATGGTGGCACAGATGAAAACGGCAATTATAACGATTATGATGAACGTACATTCCATCAAACATTTGGTGATTTAGATAATTAAGGAGATGGCATAATGGCTAATCAATGGCATTTTAATAAATATCAACCGAACGGCACAGTAAACCTAGATGAGCATCAAACAGATTTAAAACCTATAAATGGTGTTGTTGGTAATGCTATTGATGCGGTATCATCTATTGCTGATACTGTAAAAGATAAGCCTTTTATAGTTGATACAACAGGCGGTGATAATAAAACGCTTGTAGCCGATAGGTTAAAAGCTATTGCAGATGCAACAGGCATAGACCCTAGCATAGCGTATAACGCTACATTCAGAACATCCGCATTACAATTCAAATATAATAACGATGAATTAAAAGCTAATGCTGCACTAGAATATGCAAATAAATTAAATATCGGTGCTGATGTAATTATGAATAGTAATGAAGATGGATTTAGGACGGCTGCAACATTAGCTGCACAAGTTGATAGGGGTAAAACAGTACAAGAAATCTATGATGAATACCCAGAAATGTATAAAATAAAATACAACTCACAAGCCGAGGGTATTCAAGCCATCCAAAATCTACAATCGGTAAAAGCTACACGTGGTATTTTTGATAGTATTCAACAGAGCGTATGGGCTATGAATGACCAAATGAAACTAGGTGATGTTGGTTTTGAAATGGCACATACTGCTGATGCAGATAGAATTAAAGAACTTAATGATGAAATGGAACGCTTGCAAAGTAACTTGCAACAATACAGAAAAGCAGATGCACTTAATCCGTTACAATCGATTGTAGGGGATACGGCAGCACAAGCATTTATGATGGGCAAACAAGGCGGTACAGGTGCAATCATAGGCGGTGCAATCGGTGCGGTAATTGGCGGTTTAACCACGGATGGTGTTGGTATTGGTGCAGGTGCAGCAACAGGTGCTAAATGGGGTGGCGGTGCTGACATGGCATATGAAATGTACAAAATGTCATTCGGTAACAAATACCTTGAACTCATTAATAAACGTGATGCAAATGGTAATAAAGTATACTCTAATGATGAAGCCTATAAATACGCTATGACATATGCTGCAGTTGATACAGGTATTGAAATGGCATCTACACGTTTCATGGTTAAAGGCATAGGTAAAGTAGCACCTAAAGCGGTTATGTCAAAAGTATTACGAGGTGCTACAAGTGATACACTAGCAACATTTAATAGGGGCATTGGCACTACTGTTGCACAAATGGCTAAAGCATCTGTTAAGGCTGGCGGTTCTGAATTAGTTGAAGAGGGATTGCAAGACATTAACGAGAAATTCCAACATAACCTATACCGCAATGATAATGACCCAGAGGGAGTATATTCCGTAGGTGATATGGCAGTAGGTGCAGGCGGTGCAATGTTGCAAGCCTTACCTGCAGTCATCGGTTTAGGTGCAATTGGTGGTGGTATTAGTGGTATCCACATTATGAAAGCGTTTCATGAATTTCAAAAGCTAACACCAGAAGAACAACAACACGCAATCATGGCCGAGCAAAATAGAAATGGCACTGCTATTATGCAAGCATTAAAACAAGATGCATCGTCAAATAAAATGGCAAAAGAAAACCCTGAACTGTACGGAAAAATTGTACAAGCACAGGGCGATAATGTAGGTGTATCCACTGCATATGTGAATGTCAATGAAATGGCGGAAACCGAAGAGGGGCAACAAGCTATTAAGAATATGATTGATAGCGGCTTGGTAACGCAAGAGGAAGTATCGAAGAGTATCGAAGCTAATGCAGATATTCCTGTACCAATTGGGAAGTATGCACAGTTAAGCGGTGGCTTGACGGAAGAAACTGTAAAGGCACTAGAAGAAAGCACATACTTTACTCGTGGCGGTATGAGTATGAAAACCCTTGAACGTGCAAAAGCGGAAGTGGAAGCCTTTAATAATAACCTAGTTGATGCAACAGAAAAGAAAGCAGCACGAGTTAAGGAAAGCATTATCCGTGATGAATTTGAAGATGCAAGCGACATTGATCGTGAAGTACTAGACCAAGTATTCTCTAATCCTACACAGGTTAAACAAGCGTACAATAACTTGTACAAAAACCTAGTGCAAGAGTATCGTGAAAACTACGCAAGCGACTTTGACAATATGGATAATGATATCAAGGAAGCTACGGCAAGTGGTGTAGAGCCACAATGGCTAACTGATTACAAGTCTAATAATGGCGGTAAAGCACCACGCACGAATGCAGAGCGTAGACGTGCAGCATTTCATTCTAGCGTAGCAAAAGCACAAACTGCATTTGCTGATAACGTGGAAGCACTTAACCAAAGCAATATCCATCATGCTGATATGGAACATACGCTACAACAAATTGAAAGCCTTGAGAGATTGCATGATAAGATTTTCACGTTAGCCAATAACGATATAGCATTACGGATGCAATTATCCAAGAGTGGCTATGAAGTGTATAACAAAGTTGTTAAAGCTATCGGTGAAAGTACCGATAGAAAACAACGTGAAACGGCAAAAGCTAATGCGTTGTTGATGGCACAACATGCGGATGTAATGGCACAATATATGCGACAAATGGGTAAAGGCGGTTATACCGCTATGGATTATTTGCGTGATAGCGTGCGTATCAATATGAATGCGGTTTTAGATAATCAAAATAGATACACACAATCTGTAACAATGCAGCAAAAATTAGAGGCTGATATAAAAGCGTGGCAACAGATTGTTGATCAACAGTTAGCAGGAGTAACATTAAACAATTCCGTTCGTTTAATGGATACACCATTAGTCTTTACTATGCTTGGTTATCAAAGCGGTAGCATATACATTGACCCAAGTATTATCGCTAAAATAATAATTGGAAAGCACAAAAACGAAATAGCTATTGATGATGTTAAACAGTTACCCAAAAAAATAGCTAATCCTGTTGCAATTTTTTATAACTACGATACAAAAAACAAATCGGTAAATAAAAACGAAGTTGTTGTTGTACTTGATTTGTATTCAACTAATAATGGTAGTGCTAATACTAAAGGTGAAAGTATACAAGCTGTATTGACTTTTTCGAAAACAAATACTGGACTAAATCTAACAAAAGTAAAAACTGTTACACCTAGAAGCAGTGATAGTTGGTATAATAAACAGATAGTTAACAACTTATTATATGTTAATACAAAAAAAATAAACCGAGTAGTGACGAGCAACAGGCAACAAATCGCCCAACCAATCACTAATCGGTTTATATCTACTAATAGTATATCAACAGAAGTAGATTTAGACAAGCTCCGAAAACAACAAAATTATCAATATTATCAATCCGCATGGCATGGTTCACCACATGACTTTGACACATTTGATTTAGGTGCTATTGGTACTGGTGAGGGCAATCAAGCACATGGTTGGGGTTTGTATTTTGCTAAAGATAAAAAAGTATCCAAACTATATAAGGAGGTATTGAGTAAAGAACAAGGCTCTAACAAAAGCAGTTTATTTAAAGTAGAAATACCAAATGAAACAGAGTTATTACCAGAGCAATATCCTATTTCTGGATATAGTCGATATGTAAAAGATAGCTTGAAAAACGGATTACATAAAATGACAGAAGAACAACTGGAACGTTTTACAAGTCTATTAATTAAATATCACAAAGGGTCTATTATTGGTGATGAATGGACGAATAAATACACACGCTTTATGGATGTAGGGTACATAATATCTGAACTACATAACAAAAATAAAACAATAAATGATATCAATAAAATTCAAAAAAGAAATGTTGATAGATTTTTGAAAACAGTAGGCATCGAAGAAGATATTGACACCATAGCTAGTAGTGATGAACTATTAAAAAATGTATATGAAAAGTTTAGAAATGAGTTATATCCAAAATATGAAAAAGAAAAACAAGTAGAACGAGAACGTGAAGAAAAAGCTATCTCGAATGTTAAGACTGATGTATATGGTGCATTAGAGAAAACAAATATTGATGGTAAACAACTGTATTCATTCTTATCTCATGCACTTGGCAATGATGAACATTTTAATCTTCATAATGTGAAAAATGCTAAAAAGGCTAGTGAATTTTTAAATAGCATCGGTATAAAAGGTATATACTACGATGGCGAACAAGATGGACGATGCTATGTAGTGTTCGATGATAAGGCAATCAACGTCATTGAAAAGTACAATCAATCCGTTAATGGTATGACCGAAATCATGAAAGATGGTAAACGCATTATTAGCATTTTCAAAACAGCGGATAGAAGTACATTCTTACACGAGATGGGGCATGTTTTCTTTGATGATCTACAAAAATTAGCATCTATGGAAAATGCACCTGAACAACTTGTAACAGATTGGAACAAGTTGAAAGAGTGGAGCGGTTGGGTTGATGGTGAAAACGTAGACAATACGAAAGCGCATGAGAAATTTGCACGAGGTTGGGAAAGCTACTTGCGAAGTGGTGAAGCACCAACAAGTGCATTGCAAAGAGTATTCCGTCAATTCTCCAAGTGGCTAACATACATTTATCGTAGCGTTCAACGATTAGGTGGTGAAGTACCTACTGATATTAAAGATGTTATGGCACGTATGATCGCAACCCAAGAGGATATTGAGGCATACGCAGAGCAACAACAACTAGAACAGTTTGAGAAAACCGAACTCTATAAGCAACTATCCGAGCAAGACCAAGCACGGATGCAGTCTTATATTGCAGATGTGAAAGAAAAAGCAAAAGAACGTGTGATGCGAAAACTCATGAAAGAACTTGATAATAGACCTATCAAGGAATGGAATGAAGAAAAGGATGTAATACAAATTGAAATCGAAAAACGATTGATTGAGCAATATCCTATCTATAAAGAGCACCAACGCTATAACGTGTTTGGTGAAAGTGCTTTAAAAGACACTCAATACAAATCTGTTGAAGAGCTAGAGAAAGCGGAAGTAGAACAAACTGGCGCTACATTTAACGATGCTATCAATCAAGAAATGGACAATGCGAAAGCAGAGTTTATGAGAGATAACAACGTAGGTAAAACCAACGAGCAGATAGCAGAGGAAATCTTACTTAGCACACAAGGTCAAATGAAACTCACCGAAGAAGAAAGTAAGATTATCCAACAATCTACTAATCGTGAATTGGCGAAGAATTGGGCTTTATTAGAACGCATTCGTAAGCTAGATGCTAACGCAGAAACTATCGATACAGAATTAGATGAAATCGAAAAAGAGGTAAAACCTACTAAATACGATGAGTTGAAATCTGATAAGAAAAAAGTAGATGCTGCTTTATCTGATGCCACTAAGCAATTAGAAAAAGCAGAAGAACGTATAAAACGCTTACAGGATATGTTGAATAACCGCATCAATAATGTACGTTCTATTCGTGGTGCTGGACTTGGTACAATTTCAGACTACATGGAACGTGCAAGAAAAGAATTAGGTGCATTGCCTATATCTAATGCGGTACAGTTTAAAACATATCAAAACAAAGCGGTTACTGCTGGTAAGAAAGCAGATAGAGCATTGGCGGTAGGTGATGTTGATAAGGCACTAGGCTTTAAACGTGAACAGATGCTACAACAAGCAAGGGCAAGAGTAGCGTTTGAAAACTTTGAAAAGTCCAAGAAATTGCGATTGAAATTGAAAAATCAGTTACAACGCATGACTAGACCTAAAAACCCTATCGCTATTGAACCTAATATGCGTTATTTCTATTCCCATATGGCTTACCAAATGGGTTTAACTAAGTATGACGGCTTACAACCTACTGATGGTTTTGATATGAATAGCGTGTTAGCTGCATTAGATCCTGATGTTGGTATTCTAAATCAACAAAGTACTGTTCAATTAGAGCCTTGGATAGTTGAGATGTTCTACTCTAAAACACCTAAACCATTCCGTTCTATCACTATGAATGAACTAGAAACACTAGAAGAACTCATGACTGGTATGTATAAGAATGGCAGAAATGAGTATGAGGGTACAACCATTTTAAATGATGCTGGTGATAGCGTATCATTTGAAAATGCAGTACAAGAAATCATCGGTGAGGCTACAGAAACCTTTGGTAATGCAGAGGGTGATGTATTTAACAAACTCAACAACCAAACTAAAATGGATGCGGTAAGTGGTAAGTTATATGGTTTCCACCTAGCATTGCTTAAAGTTGAAACATTCTTACGTAGAATGGGTGGCGGTAAAAATGGGTTCGCAGTTAAATACATCTATGACCCAATCAATAGAGCAACACAAGCGTTCAATGAACGTAAAGAAGTATCTATGCGTAGACTGGCAAAAGATGTAGGAATATATTCCAAGCGTGAATTATTTGATATGCGTAATGACCATCTATACACAGTTGGAGAGTTACACGGCTTAACCAAAGAGCAACTTATCATGATTGCCCTTAACTGGGGTACAGAAAGCAACAGGCAACGTGTAATGGAAACTACAAAAGCAAATGAGGTTGAAATTGAACGTGCGTTCCAAGAACACATGACTGATAAGGACTGGGAATTTGTAATTCGCACATGGGATCATATCAATTCATTCTTTGATGAACGTAGTAAGGTTCAAGAAGAACTCTATGGTAACCCATTAAAGAAAGTAGAGGGTTTAACATTCACTATCGGTGGTAGAAACATTGAGGGGCAATATTTCCCTATCGTGTATAACCCTAAAGTCAATGCATCTGTTAGCGACAACCAAGTTGAAGATATTGCTAAAACTATGGTTAGTAGTAATGCAGTATGGGGAAGTGGCATGAGTGCTACTAAATCACGTTTAGATGTAGTTAAGGATAAATCATTGTTACTTGATTTTGATGTTATTCCTAACGCTATCACAGAGGCTATTAACCATGTAACCATGCGTAAAGCGGTAACTGATGTTAATAAGTTAATCAGTAATAGAGAGTTGCAAAACTACATTGTAGATAAATTTGGTGCAGATACTTACCAATTCTTACGCACTTGGGTTCGTGATAATTGGCAAGATGAGGCGGCTAAAACAAACGATATTGACCGATTAATTCTTACATTGAAAAAGAATACATCAACCGCCGTTATGGCTGGGCGTGTATCGGTAGCTTTACAAAATGCGTTGAACTTACCAGTTGCGTTCTATCGTATCGGTGTAGGTAATACCATTAGAGCTATCAATCATGCTGGTATAGGGTTCTATGGACACGGAACTACTACGTATAACAACACTAGAGATTTTGTATTAGCACAATCAATCTTCATGCGTGAGCGTATTCAAACTTTAGATAAAGACTTGAAACAAGGTTTATCTATTGCAGGTAAAGGCTTACGTTTAGGTGATACAAATGTAGGCGGATATAAGGTAGAACAATTAGCTAATGTTCGTGATGATATAAACCAAATGGGGTTTAGATTACTTACGGAAACAGACTTTGCTTTATCAATTCCTGTATGGAAATTTGCATATGATCAAAAGCAAGCGGAACTCATGAGTAAAGAGGGTGTAAGTGCAGAATGGATAGAACAACAATCTATTGAGGCTGGCGACAGAGCAGTACGAGATATATTTGGTAGCGGTGATACAAAGGATGCTGCTGCTATTCAACGTTCACGTTCTACATTTACTCAACTATTCGTTCCGTTCTATTCCTACGCTAATACGTTGTATAACATCATCACAGAGGGCAACTATGCACGTAAGGATAATGGCGATTATGCAAGGTTCGTTAAAATGCTATGGTGGACATTGATTTCACAAGCAGTAGGCATGATGGCATATAAAGCCTTAACGAATGGTGATGATGACAAACCAGAAGATTTAGCTAAGTCATTTATTGAGGAATTAGTCTCACAAGGTACTATGGGTGTACCAATCATCCGTGATATGTCAAATATGGCTATGAAATACATTCTAGGTGATAGACCATTTAATAAAGGTAATAGTGTTATGGCTTTAAGCATTGTAGAGAAGTTTTACGATGTGGGTAACGCTATCATCAATGATAAAAAAGATGGTATTGATTTAGGTAGAAGTCTTAGTCAGTTAGCGAACAGGGCAACTGGTTTTAGTGATACTGTTACAGATGGACTATGGACATTAGCTAAATATGCGTTCACCGATACCGATGCAGCTATAGAAGATGTAATCATGGCCATTGTATTTGACCGCAGATTAAAAACTAAAAAAGACAAAAAGAAACATTGATAAATAAGGACTATCCATAATGGGTAGTCCTATTTATATACAACTGAAAGGGGATGTTAAATTGACACCAGAAGTACTAAAACCATCTGTAGTGTATCAATGTGATGGGAGAAACAAGAAGTTTATTTTTCCTTATGATTTTGTACAAATCGAGGATATTAAACTAACTATCGTTGATGCGGATGGAACAGAGGCGGTACAAGTAGGCAATATCGATTATGACGAAAACACCAAATCGGTAATTTACCCAGCTAATGGGGATGCACTAGCCGTAGGGCAAAAGGTTATCCTAGAACGTAAAACACCAATTTCACAAGATATGGACTTGCCTGATGAGTATCCATTCGAGAATATCGAACACGCAACCGATAAGATCATACTCATTTTACAAGAAATGAAAGCGGAACTAGACCGCTCCTTAAAAATTCGAGTGGATAGCGACAAAAACGCAAATGAAGTTGCTAGGGATATTGTAGAGCGTTCCGTAAAAGCTGCTAATGATGCAATTAATGCAATGAATGTTATTTCTGAAAAGTCCGATAAGATTAATGCTAACGCAGATATAATCAACCGATTGGGCGAAGAAATCAAAACGATTGCATCAACTGTTGACGATAAGTTGGCAACGGCTAATACGGCACTTGATACATCCTCAACTAATGTTGCTACGGCAGAACGATTAGTCAGAGATGCAAAGGCTTACGCTGGACAAACTACAGTTGATAAACGAGATATTAATGATTTAGTCAGTCAAGCACGCAATTTAAAAACAGATATTGATAATAAACAAACATCAATCGCAAGTAATGCTATCAAGGCAACAGATGCTGCTAAACGTGCTGAAACCGCAGCTGCTAAAGCGGAACAAATTGCATTGCCTAATGGCGGTGGCTTGGTTACTAAAACCGAGGCTGATGCAAAGTTTATTCCTAAAGATAGCTTGTATGGCATCGTTTCCGTAAAAGACTTTGGGGCGGTAGGCGATGGTGTAGCAGATGATACCGCAGCATTTAAACGTGCTAACGATAATCTAAAAAATAAAATCTTGTTGATACCTAATGGTATTTACAAAATCAATGAGCATCTATCGTTTAACACAGTCGATAGCGTAATGGATATGGGTACTTATAGCAATATCAAGCCGTTCTATCCGACTGAAACACCGATGCTTAAAGGTGCAAATAATATTGCGTTTGTTAAAAACATTCAATACGGCGATGAGGTGAACCAATGCCAAGGGTTCACTTACAACGATAAGAAGAATGTATTCGTATTAGCTTGTATTAGCGGTGATGGTAACAACCAAATATTATATGAACTCAATTCATCCACGTTTGAAATTGTGGGTACGTATAAGTTTAATGACCCAGATAAGATGGGGCATTGCAACACAATGTGTTACAACAAAAATACTAACAAGATTTATCTTGCCAATGGCTTAAAAAATGGTAATAACCTAACAGTACTTAATGCGGACACAATGCAATATGAACGTACTATCACATTGAATGAACGTGTATTCAATATTGGCTACGACCCAATCACACGAACCTATGTGAGCATCGTGCCTATTAGCGGTCAACAACGCTTGCGTGAAATCAACTTATACAATGATGATTTTGTGAAAATGAAAACTTATCAAGTTGATTACCAATACGATGATTTTAATAACAATGGTGCTTTCATGTTAAATGGATGCATCATGAGTGCTACTTTGGGTAGTTTAGTAGAATGTACTCCATTTGGCACAGTTAAACAGATTATTGAAATCAATAGAACTACTGAAATCGAAGATATAGCTTACTACAACGGAAAATTCTATTTTGCTGTTTTAACAGAAAAACCAAATAAGCGACACCAAGTTGATATTTATGTTGGGGATCCAAACAAGGACTATCAAAACTCTATCAATACTGCACGATTGGCAACGCTTGATTATCTCAAACTAACAGGCGGTACATTAAGTGGCGCACTTAAAATGGCTAACAATACCTTGATTGAGGGTTATAAACCTGATGGTCATGGTGTTGGTATGGCTAAGGTGTCCACCGCTGGTAACGTTGAACTTGGCGATAACTCCGTTAATACGTTTATTAAAGGTAAGGAATTTAAACACTATGATGGTACAGATAGTTTCACAGTACTTACCACTAAACATTATGGTACGGCTATCTATAAGAAAAAGGATGTAGACGATAACTTTGTTAAGAAAACAGAAGTAGACCAATTAGGTTTTCCATATACGAAAATTGAGGCGGCTACAGACTGGAACACACTCACAACACAAGGTGCAATCGAAATCAACTTTGATGGCGGTGCTAACAACCCTCCACGTAGCCACAAACAAGGTATGTTAATTGTAATGAATTTTGGCAAAGGTGCGATGATAGACCAAACATTCCATGCATTCAATGGCGAAACATATCATCGTATGTTCATGGCTGGTACATGGAAAAGTTGGGGTAGAGTACAAACATCCTTGAATAGCCGATTGAAATTGTGGAGTGCTAATGGTGGAAACGAGGTGTATGTTGAATAATGCCTAATCTAAAAGTTAAGAAAGGGAATGATACCTTAACATTTGGACTAACTGATAACTTGCGTGATGTAGGCGAAAAGCGATTGCCAATAGTAATTAATGGCAAAACATACTATGCACGATTGGGGGCGGATAAAACCGCCCTTGTGGTGCAACGTACATCAAATGGTAACAAGAGTTATGTCCAAACAACTCCTGTATCTTTTAAAACATGGGAATGGGGAAAATACCCATACGATATTAGAGGTACAGAAAAGATGTTTGTGTATTTACCAAAAGGAAAGTATAGAGCGACTGTGCATGGTGGGTTTGACAAAACTAATGAATTTACTATAGCTACATCGCAAGATATTGAGGTTAATGTCAGTACTTCTGGGCGTGAAGATTATCTTACCGACACTATATTTAATATTAATGGTTGGCGAGATAAGGTTAGTTTAACAAGGCATCTATTTACTATAAAAATCGAACGAATTGGGGAGTAAGCATGATTGAAGTTGTATTAGCACCTTTCTTAGTAGAGGGGTTCAACGTGGTAGAGGCGGTGCGAATATCACTAGCCATATTTACGAGTGTTGTGTTAGTTTTTATTGATACATTGTTGCGTGTCTTAGTAGAGGCACGCAATTACAATCTAGCCACGAATAGAGAGTGTACTTTAAAGAATACTGTTCTAGCTATCATTTGGCGAGGTTGGGCTCCAGTCGAAATCAATGGCAAGATACATAGATTTCTAGTAAGCGGAAAGCTAAGGGCAGATATGACTAAGAAGTTAGTTAAATCTTATCCTTGGCTTTTCTTATTGTCATTTATCATGTTGATATTGCCTGATGTAGATGTTCCTGTATTAGGCAGAATTGATGTATTTCTATCCACATTAATATATCTAGTACCTATCGTTGTTGAGTTAGCAAGTATAGTTGAAAACATGATTGAACTTGAATTTGTGGAAAGTATATGGTTTCAACGTGCGATGAATTTATTTAAAGAGTTGATAGCGTTCGTTAAATCAATAAAGGATGCGATTAAATGAAGATTAATTATGAGGACACTATAACATTAGTGGCACTAGCTGCAGCACTAATCATGACTATTTATCTTGAACAAAAGGACTTGGCAAGTGTAATAGTTGGTGTGCTTGGTGGTTATATCGGTGCTGCTAGTGGTTCTAAACGCCCCCAACATACAAATGGGGGTAGCAATGACAATGAAAAGGAGTGATTAGAATGGCTGAATTAGGGCAGTTGAGTGCTGAATATGAAAGTAATGGAGATCCAGCGTGTGTATCTAGTGGCATCAATGATACTGGCGGTATCTCTTACGGAACGTATCAATTAGCAAGTAATTGTGGTAGTGTTGATGCGTTTCTTGGTTGGGGGTTAAAGCAAGATGGCTTTTACAAAGACTACGCAAGAGCCTTGATAGATAGTGGTGAAATCAATTCTGATGGCTTTATTGCTAAGTGGCAAGAATTAGGTACACTTGATGCGGTAGGGTTTGAGAAAATGCAACATGACTATATTAAAAGTGCTTACTATGATGTAGCGTGCGAGTACCTAAGACAGAATATGTTTAATGTGGAAAAACATTCCAATGCGTTAAAGGATGTAGTATGGAGTCGAGCAGTACAGTATGGTACTGGTGAAATCGTTAATATGTTCAATGATGCGTTGAAGTTAATGGAAAAAGCATTAGATATTGAATTACCAAACCTATCCTATATCGATGATAAGCGTTTTGATTATGACCTTATCGCTGGTATCTATGATACGTGCATGAGCATTGAATGGAATAGTAGCGTGTTACGTGAAAGTCTAAATAATCGATTTGCTGATGAAAAGTTTAAGGCTTTAAAAATGCTAATGGAAGAGGTAGAGGGGGCATAGATGAATGTTTTATTTATCTAAGGTACTAACTTATATCAAAACACACAAACGCACCGCACAGGTGCTAATTCCTATGTTGGTATTTATGTTAGTGTGTATGGGATGCTATCATCTGTATAAACAGAAACAGATTGAAAAGCCTGTTGTGATAACGCAACAACAGGCTAAATCACCTACAGAATTATCCAAGACAATTCATGTAACCGAAAAACAGGCACAAGAAGTTATTTCCATTAAGGAAAGAACTCAACCAATAGCGACTTACTACACACAAGCACCGACTGTAGAAAAGGCTGCAGAAAAGGTTAAACAGGATATTGCACATAGCAACCCTAATTTACCTAAAGCAGCTACAGAAAAATCTGATAGGACGGCGGTAGTTGCTAACACCGATGAACAAAAAGTAGATGTGTACAAAATAAATCTAGGTAAAGAACATAAAATAAAAGCTGGTGTTACTGTGATTGATAAGAAAATGTATGAAACTATCGGCTATCAAGCTGGTAGAGTTGAAATGCTAGGGCATTTTGAGGGAACACAATTTAAAGGTGGTAGTGTACTTTATACAGTAAAGGCATGGTGATCTAATCTATCTCCGAGTTGCACGGCTTGCAACAACTATTTATTCACAAAGAAAGGAATGTATTATGGCACAAGTATTTACATTCGATGGAAAAACACATCAATTCGCAGAAGATATTCAACCTAATCAAGATGGGTTATACATGGCAACATTAGTAGACCAAGACAACGTGCGTTGTGAAATGTGGTTTGTTAATGGGGAATTACATAGATTAGTAGAACTTGATAAATAAACAAATTGAGGGTAGCGTAACTGCTACCCTCTTTTTTAGTTTCCGTCAAAAATTCGTCAAAAACTAATTTTGAAATATGATATTTTCTGTTATTGGTTTTACTAAACCACGATATAAAACTTTGATTATTACAACGTATTTTGAAATTTGGAATAAATTAATAAGATATAACCTTTTATGATTGATAAGAATGTCGACACACCTCCAACAGTAGAAAATCTATATAAGGAAGGATATCTTACTGAACATGTTAAGACTGCAAAAGGAAAAGAATACACTATTACTTATGAAGTTGTCAGTGGTGGGACTTCAAAATCTGTTGTTGTTAAAGCACCTAATGAGCCTTAATTAACTTGTATAGATTATGAATTATATACGTTAGTTATATGAAAGGACAAGGTATGAAAGGGACCAATTATGTAATAGGCCTTTTTGTATATATAGCATCTATAGTTCTGCCTATTATAGTTTCATCAAAAGCAATATCTTATACTCACATTGCTTTGTATGCTGTGTTTTCACTCATCATCATAGCAGGTGCTACCATCGATATGCATTACTATATATTGCCTGATGAAGGGGCATTGGCTCTTGTAATAGGTGGCATTATATATAGCTATATAAATGATCAATCTATGTTAGTAACCTTATTAAGTGTTATCAGCGTAGGTACTATTACATATGGACTTCGTTTGATTAGCCATAAAGGCTTTGGCATAGGCGATATTAAATGGTTTTCTGCTATTGCAATATGGCTTACTCCATGGGAAATTATATGTTTCTTTTACGTAACTTTTTGTGTTGGTTCTCTCTATCTCTTACTCACCGGTTATCGTAATCGATATATCCCATTTGGTCCCTTTCTATGCTTTGGCGGATGGTGTGCCTTACATGGTGGTTCCTATATGGAGGTGCTTTATCAATGGTTAAGGTGCAACTTATAAATCGTCAAAGTGGATCTTTATTGGCGGAATGGATTATTACTATTGGTTTAATCTTATTGCTCATTTCTATTGCCTTACCTATTGTGACAACACCTAGTCGTTATACTTTAAATGGTGCTACGCAAGAGGTGGCGTATATGCTCAAGAAAGTTCAACTGTGGTCTATGTTAGGGCATAAATCTAATGGTAAAGGGAGAATGCTTTTTATTTTAAATAAGGACAGTTATACCTTAGAGGAAGATGTTAATCATCATACGGTAAACATATCATTACCGCAAAATATTGAGAATGAACGGTCTATGACAATTATTTCTTTTTCAGCCTTGGGCTTACCCTATGATGGGACAGAAATTATTTTGAAAGATCGTGAAAGTGGTGAGAAAAATCGTATATGGATATCTGTACAAACGGGGCGAATTAGATGGGAAGAAGTGCACTGAAGGATTTATGTATGGTGACGCTTTAATATCAGCCGCTATAATCATGTTCATTTTACCGGTTGTATTATCTATTTTTTGGATGGCTACTCTTACGGTATATAGGGCGTATTATTGGGATCATATATTGCAAGATACCATAACGTATTTAGAAGTGGCTAAAGCTTCTTATTATAAGAATGGAACAATAGAAACTGGTGTATATAATTCTCAATTTACAATGAGTCCCAGTGAAAAAATTACCTATAAAATACATATAAAGCCTGTAGTGATAGAAGGTGTATCTTTACAACGATTAACAGTAGATGCCATCGACAATCAATCTGTTGTCTATTCTCTATCAGTTGATTTGGAGGGGATACATTGAAGGGCGAGGATATAGAAACGGTAATTGGGAAGAATAAAGAATACAAGCAGAATCCCATAACAGATAGAAATAAAAATAGAAATGATATGGGTTTTATTTTGTATTCTACGCTTATTAGTATGATGATTTCTATCATAGTCCTTACCTTATTGTTAGGTATCGTATTCTATGCAGTTATGTGGGATGCTAAATTACTTGATAGTGTAGCTATGATGGAGGATGGTCGATATACACGGCGTATGGTTGTGGCTCATATGATATGGAATCCTGTGAAGGTTACTGTAGAAGATCGTAATACAAGTTTATATATTCACGATACAAAGCGCACAACCTTAACTGTACAACGTCATGCATTATACAGAAAATTAACGGATGGTAGCTTGCAACCTGTTAGTGGTAGTCGAATTGTAGGAACTACAGATAAAAGAAATGTGGGCTATACCCAAGAATACCCTTTTAGTGTAGATACTAATGGGACCGTGTATTTACGTTGGTATATTAATAATCGTTTTGTTAATGATAGAAAATACACAAGTGGTTATGGAGGATTATCTATATATGAGGTCTCTGTTGGACAGAGTGCTATTTATGATTGGTATACAAGTAAAGAGGAGACAGATTATGAACGTAGGAGTCCATAACGCGGGCTTTATTACATATATAGCGATACTTACAATGTCCTTTTTATTATTATTAGCTTTTATGGGGCTGCGTATAGGACAAATATGTGAAAGTAATGTGGTAGACGAATTGCATTTGGAAGAGGCTCATTACGCGGCACAGAAAGGTGTTCATTGGTTTGTGGGCTATTGTAAATTAGGAAATGTATGGGACTTTCAAAATAAACTAGTTGTAATAGATGATGAAAATGTAGAGATTACTATTGAAGCGGACAGCTCAACAGATAATCCGCGTCATATTATGAGTTATGGAAAACTGAAGAATAGTGAAATCGTGAGTCGTGTACATATGTATGTGACCGTAGATAAAGAAAAACATATGCATGTTATAAAGGTAAAACCTTATTGAGGTGATTCTATGAAACGAAAAAAGAAAATACATTCTGGAGTATGTATAACTGATGAACATATTGTATGTGTTACCGCTCATATAGAAAATAAAACAATGGTCATTACTGATGCGTTAGAAATGAAGCGTACAGGACCTATTGATGAAGACGTTACAAAATTTATAGAAACGTATGATTTAGATGAAGGGGCTTATAGTATTGTTGCTAATATTGATACACAAATGCATGTAGCACCTTATGATCCTCATGATTTTGATATGAAGGAGTTTATAAAGTGGAATATAGAGGACTACTTTAGTTTTGAGGGGGATAGTTTCCAAATGGATGCTTGTCGCCGGGAATATCCACGACACAATTATCATATGTTTATGGTGGCTGTAGATCGGCATTCACTAGAGCTTTTGAAGCAAGGTATACGAGATACTTATGCACCTGTTGATGTTATTGATTTTTGGCCTATTCCTATTTGTTATTGCTTGATGCGGCGCAGCGGTACTGTAACAGGTGTTGTGGAAGAAGGCGCCATGCATTTATGGCTTTGGTGGAATGATATATGCATTCAAGAGTGTATTGTACCTATTACTAGTAGCGATGTAGCTGAAGCTATGGATAAGTTAGGAGTGAGATTACAAGACTTTGGTATAGATGAGATACAGGGAATTCGGATGTATGGGTTAGAATCTATAACAAATGAAGAACGGACAGATATGGAAGGTATAATTTCCATGTATGGAGAAACTGAATATATTCCATTATTATTCTTAGGTCGTGGCCGTAATCGTTGCAAGCAAGGGCAATTAGATTGGGACATGGCTATTGGTATGGCGGCAAGGGGGCTTAAATGGATTGGATTGGGCTGGTAAGGACAGATGTATTAATTTAATGCCTCGCTCGTTACGATGGCATAGTTTATGGCATACCTATCGATACCTTCTTTATGGGATAAGTCTTATATACATTATAGTAGGGCTTGTTACTATATATAGTTGTTGGTCAAGCTATCGTAGCTATGAAAATCGAAAGATAGACTTTGTGCGATTGCAAGCAAATGCTCAGTATCAAGAAATACATCAACAATATGGAGAATTAATGGAAATAAGAAATAAAATAATCAAGAATAAAATCCTTAAGAATCAAACAGATATATTACCCAATACAATGGTCGTATATATTCTTGATGCCGCTATGTCAGAACATATTAGTCTACAGCATCTTAGCATTAAGGATGGGCGTATCAGTATAGATGGTATAGGTACGAGTGACGAAATGTGTCGTAAATTTATTGCTATTCTCCAACAAAAATTACTAGGAATGGAGTGTCA